TTCGTAGGTCATGGTGCAGCGGTGATGATTGTGGTTGGCTGGGTGGAAGTGATCAGGCAAGAAGAGAGTGAAGCTCGTGCTTGATCGACTTGATCTGAAGCTGTGCCCAGGCCTTGGTCTGGTGGTCGTTGGAAGACCAGAAGATGTCATGGAAGTCGGCGAGGTCAGCCTGCAGTTCGAGGCGGCGGTCCCGGTCTGCCCGGAACTTGGCCAGTGCATCGAGCTCGTCTTGTGATTGCCAGAACATGGTGTGATCTGCGATTGATCCAATACTACACGCTCAGTGTGCTGCGTGCAAGTGAAAGGTCAGAAAGAATGGGGCAGGCCGTCGACGAAGCAGAACTCAACGATCTGGTCGTCCAAGCTGATGAACCACTCGAACTTGTTGGCGAAGATCCGGGCACCGGGCACCAGGTCAGAAAGGATCGCGTTGAGCCGTGACTTGGTGACGTTGGTGTCATAGCCACAGTTGCTGAGAACCAGGGTGGACTTGGCAAAGTTGATTGTGGCGATGATGTTGCCGTGGAGGAGAACCTCGACAACAGCGTGATCATCAGACCAGCGCACCTGGGTGTTGCTGCTGTTGAGCTTGGAGCCGGGGGTGTTGATCGCGGTGATCAGCTGGCGTTCGATCTTTCTCATGACGGGGAGAGGTGTGAACTGATCCAATACTACAGGTTCAGTTTGCTGTGTGCAAGTGAAAGCTCAAACGAAGTCGGGGTGTTCGTGACGCTCGCAGATTTCGCGGGCCACAACCTCGAGGTAGAACCACACGGCGTACTCCTTGAACTGCTGCAGTGAGCTGTACTCGATGTTGCGGCGCTCGAGGGAGTTGATGACCATGCGGAAGCCGTTCTGCTCACCAACGCTGTCGGCTTCTTCGTCGAGGCGATCCATGATCGTGTTCTCGTTGGCCTCGTAGAGGTCATGAAGCTCACTGCTGTAGATGAAGCCGTTGACGCCGGTGTCAGCACCGTGGGTGGCGATTTCAGCCAGGCGATCGAGGTCGAAAGCGTGGCCGAGGATGGAAGCGGTGATGGTGGTGGTCATTGGGTGGATGTCTGACTTGTCCTAATGGTACACGCTCAGTTGCTTATGTGCAAGTGAATCAGCAAGCTCGTGAACATGTGTAAACCACATAGGTCCCGTCCGGGTCCTGCTCACGCAGAGCCTGGGCCATCTCTTCTGCGTCCCTTCGATCACGCAGAAGCTTGAGCACTTGGTTGCTCTTGTGCTGATGAAAGCGGACGACTTGAAACATCAGACGAAGAGCTCGAGCTCGGCAATGGTGGGCTGGTCTTCGGGGATGTTTACCCCGCCGTGTTGCATGGCCTGCTGGCGTAGTAAGTCCTGCCGTTTGCGATACAGGGCACGGATGCAGGCCTGTGTGTTCTTCAGCTGGGTGTCCAAAGCCCGGCGCTCGTCGCGCAGCTTGATGAGCTCGGCGTTGATCTGTTCGACGGTGATGGGCATGGCCTTGGTTTGCGGAGTGATAGTGAAAAGGGAGCCGAAGCTCCCGTTTGTGATCAGCTGTAGCGCTGTGCGTAGCGCTGGTCGATCTCGTCGAGTCCTTCAGGGCTGACGCCGTACTTGTTGATCAAGAGGGCGGCGGTGGACTCCATATCGTCCTTGAACATCTGCAGTTGGCTGGAGTGCCAATTGCGCACTGCGTTGATGTAGGCGACGGTCAAGCACTCGATCTGGCCGGTGGTGCCGTTGCCGTAAACAGCGGTGATGTTGGAGAGGGTCATTGGTTTGATGTCCGATGTCCCCATATTAACCACATCAGTTGGCTGTGTGCAACCGATTAATGAAAAGTGGTTTGCAATGCGGACTTGGCTCCCATGTTGTGCAGCGCGTGCTTGATGCCGAACACAGCGTTGAACGGAATCTCCTGCTCAAAGAAGATCTGGACCTGCTGCCTCTGCCCCACCTTCACCTTGTAGTTCGTTTGGTGGATGTCAGCCACGTACATGGCAAAGCCCTCCACGACCTTTGCTGGTAGCCCTGTGACCAGGACCTGGGTCTTCATGCTGGGGGCTGGGTCGGCGATGATTGTGGTTGATCTCATGAGTCGCTCTGCTCTATTAAGGTTGGCTGAGTGTTGCTGAACTGAGGCCCGAGATGATGCGGGATGAACTCGATGTCGAACTCACAGCCGAGCGTCTGGGCATAGGCCCACGCCTGGTTGTAGGTGTCAAAGGTCTCGAGGTCGGCCCTGGATGACTTGACGTTGAACACGGTCGGATGCGTCCTGGCAGATAGGTTTGTAGCCGCCCTCACTTTGCGGTGTGGAATTCAAGCATGAAGTTCGCCAGGCTACAAAAGTCTGTAATTCGTTGAGTCTCATTAGTCAGTCCATTGGATGAGCGTTAGCTCCTTGCGCCGCTCCGGATCGAGAATCCACTCCTCCTCCACTGCCTCCACGCGCTCGATGATCTCCAGCTGTTCGTTAGTGAGTGTGTCGCCGTCGATGGTCTCGTCTGCTGTGAGGAAGTCGAGCTGCTTCTCCATGTGTTGGTAGAGCTCGCCCAGGCTGCGAGTCATGTTGGCTTGGTAGATCTTGGTTTTGTCGTCGTACATGTGATAGGGCCTGAAGGTCATGTGTCGTCTGCGTGATAGTGAAAGGTTTGCGCACAGATGGGAGCGGAAATATGCGCGGGAGAAGGCACGTATGCGTGTGCTTACTTACACGTTCGCGTGCGCGTGCGCGTTACCTGTTGGCGTGTCTGAGCGTGCCCATTAGATCAGACATCTGATGAGAACCCCCTCCACCACTGGGATCTGGGGTACCCCATGCACTGGATCTACCCCCCACCCATGCAAATTCTCAATAGCAGTTGCAAATGAGAATCAACAAGGGGGTACAGGGGGAACCGCGCCGATCGCGCTAGTAGGTATGCCTTCGCAAATTTGTGCTATTTTGCTCTCAGTTGGCCAGATGCAACATGCCTTACAAGCCCTGCATCGTCTGCGGTGAGACGATCTACGTGCCACATAAGTTCGGCAGTGCCTCATACGCCAGGCACCCAGCCTGCAAGCTTGTCAAGCCTCTGGAGGAATACCTCAGAACAGTTCCCACCGAGGGGACCGCTAGGTCACCGAGGTGGGGTGCGGTCTACAAGTTCTTTCAAGACCTCCAGAAATCATCCACCTCCGGGTGAATGCTCGGGAGATCTGCAATCGGGTCATACTCGCGGTCTTCTAGAGCCGCTGTGATTGATTTCACCAGGTAGGGGTTCTTAGCCTTCCGAGCCGCTCTGAGAGCCTCTAGAAGCCTCTCCCGATGCTCGGGGGTAGGCATAGTCATGTGATCATCTTTGTGTTGGTTATGGGGTCTTCTGGGTGGCACTCAGGACCAAATCCCTCAGCCTTCAACTTCGCCTTATCTAGTTCTGGTTTTGGAAGATTCTTCTCAGCAATCTCCACAGCCCATTCTTTGAGCTCTTTACCGGTCTCAGTATGTTTCGCTACTCCTAAACATCTCCACACATCCTTGGGATCTGTATCAGGAACACATCTAGCTGAGTTCTTATAGAGAATCACAAAGTAATTCCCTCCCTCTCTCATCTTATGATGTTCTACATAGAGACCTCTACCATTACTAGGGAATGGTGTTAGTTTCATTTGTGAATGTTATGTGGGTTTGGTGATTGGTGTGTGTTCACCTTCACCCAGACCTGGGGGATCGAGCTGTGTGCTCTCTCCCTACGGTAGATGTGCCGACTTAGTAAACACTAGGGTTTCAATATGTACAGGGATCTGAGATCTCTATTCGGGGACAAGTCGTCAACCCCAGGAGTTTCACCCGCTCAGTCTTGATTTAATTGTGTACCCCTTAGGGGTGTTGTTTTGGTGTTTGTGTGTTTGAAGAAAAGGCCCAATGTTTTTCGAGAGGGCCTTTCACCGCAAATCCACAGGAGGTGCACCACTACCTCCATTTAGCCTTTTAGGGTCATGCTCAGGACCGTTGAAAGAGCATGTCTTCCCTTGTGACTGACGCCACTCTCGACTACCACTCGTAAACGCCAGTGTCCACCTGGGTTTTGAGTGCTTTGAAGGAGCGGCCTGTTGCTAGTGCATCTGTGGCCTGTTGTGCGTAGTTGTCGAAGGCGTATTGCATAGCTGCCCACTCCTCGTGTTTGCGCTGTGCCTGGAGCTTGGAGGCGGACAGGGCGACAGCATCGGTGAAGTAGCGCACACCTTGTGCCAGGGCGTCTACACGGTCATCGTGTTTGACAGCACCGGCCTCCCGGCACATACGGCTCATCTGATAGCCGAGCATGTACTCGAGGCGCTTCTCTGGGGGAGCATCTGGGTTTGAGGAGTAGTCCCACTCCCAGACCTTCGGATCGATGATGAGCTTGTGCTGGTTCATGACCGGCTCGAGCGTGTCGATGATGCGCTCTTCTTTGCGTGAGGTGGCTCGGACTTCTTCGATCTCCATACCGCCACCCATCTGTGTGATGTGACGTTTGAAGAGCTCGGTAATCATTCCATCGCCGAAGTTTGATTCGACGAGAAGGCGTGTTGCTTTATATCTTCGACCAAGCCTGATAATGCTAGATAAGGTGGTATCAGAATAACCATCCCTGGAAGCATAAATATCACGAACAAAGATATAACCGTTAGCTTGCGATAACACCACAGCAGTAGTTTCATCTGTACCACGTCCAGAAGGGTCTACAGAGACGATTGTCTCGACATAAGGGACAATCCCCTCATCGATAAACATTGGCCCGTAGAAGCGGTCTCCGGGCAGTCCTACGGGGTTTAGGTCTTTAAGTTGATATCGCGGGTCAGAAGACCACGCATAAGCCTCTGCACATTCACTGCCTAGGGGCGTGACGATTAGGTCAGAGAACTTAAGCGGGAACTTCTCTGCATCGCTCATGCTGGTGTCAAGCATGAACTGCAACATGAAGTTAGATCGGCCCATCGCCGACTCCCTCTCCATGAGATCTAGTTCGTCGAATCGCGTGTCGGTTGGTGTCCACGCCTCTGCGCCGTTCTCGATATCTGCGACCAGCTGCGGTGCGAGTAAGCCCTCATATTTGCTGGTGTCTCGCGGGTAGCGTGCAGGCCAGACGAACGGGCGGTAGGAGCGTTCTGCAAGTTTTCTGTAAACTGTGAATGTCGACTGCGGAGTCCCAAGGAAGAGTATTCGGGAATCATCATTAGGTGTTAGGATTGATTCACTTTCAGAGACGAGCTGAAGTAACTTCTCGCGTTGTGAATCTGTGGCCGAGTTGGATGGAACCTCAACGTCATCGTATACTAGTACATCTGATCTACTCCCGGTCATTTGGCCAGTGATGCCAACGGATTTGACCGACGGGGCCTGGTGAGGTTTGGCCGGTCCGACGTCGAAACTTATACGTGACCAACGCTGGTCAGAGTCACGAGGGCGGAGATGCGATAACCAGTCAATATCCAGAATAAGCTTCTGGCAAAAGATGGAAAAGTTGTCAGCCCGCTCCTTAGAGGCAGAGATAACCATGATCTTACGATCAGGGTCACAATATAAAATCCAGAGCACAAAAGCTGCAGTGATCCAGGATTTACCAACACCACGAAAAGCACTGATCTGTAAACGTTTAGGACCGTGTTGTAAGTATTCAGCGATTGCTAGTTGCGCCCGTGTGGGCTTTGGAAGATCGAGTTCTCTCCACACCAGCGTCAGGAAGACCCGAAAGTCCTCCCTCAGCCTGGCATCTAGTTCTTTTAGATCCATAGATACTCGTGGGGCATTTCGCCTCACTTGTTTTACTTAAGCTTTCTTGGCCTTCTTCTTAGGGAAGCCTGCCTTCATGTTTGCGTAGGCCTTAGGGCTGATCGTCGACTTTTTCTTTGACCGGCTAGTGCCGGCTTTTTTGCGGGCGTTGATGTTGCGATAGAGGCTCATTTCTTCTTACCTCCCCGCTTACCTCCTTTGCAGGAGCCTTTACCTTTGTGTGCCATGTTCAGCAGTTCCAACGTTTACGTGCTGCTTTACCGCGCTCACCCGTCCAACCTCGGGAGCGAGCACAGAAAGACTTTTTACGGGCAGCATCTTTGCTACCCGCTTTGGGTTTACCAGTGACAGGAGCTTTGAGGTTGGAGCCTGTCTTGCGGTTGATCCGAGCGCGACCCTTAGCTGTCAGCCCGCCTTTTTTGGACTTACAGCCGTTCTTCACGCCACAACCCTTCATGGCTCCTTTAGCCATGGTTATCAGGCGTCGACGTGAGTAGCCAGGCCGGTAGTGGTAGAAGACACAGCGTTGCCGCGCTCACAGGCCTCAGCCAGGATGTCAGCAGCATCACGGGCAGTAGCGCCGGCACTCAGAGCACCCAGAGCAGTCAGGGCAGTGGAGTCCAGCACCTGGGCCAGCTCGAGGTAGTTAAGGGGCGAAGTTTTCTTCGCGATAACAGCAGTAGTAGTAGCAGTCATTTAATTAAGAAGCAGAGAGAATTAAGAACTCTTCCACCCGCATGGATCCCTTTTTTTGATTACAGGAACGACACGCAGTCGTGCAGTTGGAAGCGTCCCACCTTGCACCTCCCGCACAGCGGGGGTGGATGTGGTCAATAGTTAGGTCAGTAGTAGAGCCGCAGTATGTGCATCTGTATCTATCCCGAGCAAATATGTTTTCCCTCCACATTCGCTTCGCATCAGATGCGCGAAACGTGAGGAGGTCATACATGAGGCTTCGGGGAGTTTC